GCATTCTGGGCAGGTGTACATGAGAAAATCTCCTTTGCTTTTTTGATGTCAGCAAGAATCTTTTCCATTTCCTGCTGCGGTGTCATGTCCTTGCGGCTTCCATCCGGATCGAAAAAGCGGGCGAACAAAGCTGCCTTGGCAGCAATGCCCTTTTTGTTGGAAGCGCAGACGAATGTACAGCAGTAGCGGCCATTGTGGGAGTAATCAGTGGGGCGAATCTCGTCTTGAGAAAAGCCGCCAGTGAGTTCGCCCAGAGGGAAAGTATCTTTGACCCATGCACTGATCTGTTCCAGGAAGCCGAAATCCAGGCTGACCACAGAGCAGGTGCATTTGTCTTTGGTCGAGCCGATAAAGTGGGAGTCATATGAGAGCGTTCTGCTCGTCCGACATTCGTAGCCCTTAATATCCTGCACGAAACGCTTGGCAGCCTCGTCCCACTTGTTGCCGCCCCACGGCATGGCGTAGGGACAGCCATAGCATTCATGGCCCGGACCATATCCTTCCAGACGATTGCCGGTATTGTCGGCGCTGCCGGATTTCTGCACTCTCTGCCCACACTTGCAGATATAGGTAGTCACACTCTCACCTCTGTGTCTTTCAGGCGGTCAAGCATCTCGGCCTGCAGGGCTTTGCTCAGGGGCTGGAAGCGGTTATTCCGCCAGCCGTAGCAGAGGATGGTGCCATAGATGGGCTGGCCGCGATAAGTACGGTTCAGGCCCTTGCCGTAGATGGCGTACACCAGCACCGCAGGGGTGCGGGGCAGCACGATCATCTCGCAGGGGGTGCCTAGCCGGTTCTCAATGGCCCACAGGCTGTCGGGAAGGGATGCAATCACCGGGGCCTTGCCCGGTTCGGCTAAAATACCTTTCATTTGCAAAATCCTTTCTGATGTGCTATCATCGGGGACGATGGGCGTAGACAATCCATCATCCCCGCAGGCTCGCCGGTGTTCCAGCACCGACGGGCTTTTTTGCGTTCATGCGTTCCTCCGGTTCTGCCGGTACTCCGGCGTTTCGGTGCGGGCGTGGCGGCGGTCGATGTACTTGCGGCGCTGAGCCTCGCGCTCTGCGGCATGGTCGCCCAGCCGGGCAAAGAACAGCGCCAGCAACAGCAGCACCATCGCGGTGATGAAGTCGGTGTCGGAGATGACGCCGAGGGCTTCGATGCTGCCTGCAAAGCCAAGTGCGTACAGCATCCCGACGGCACCGCTGGCCACCGCCAGCCAGTACCAGACGCCAGATTTGATTCTCATAAAACCATTCCCTCCAAACTAGCAATCATTCCAAGAAGCGCTTCGACATGGCTGATTTTGTCGTTGGCCTCCTGAAGCTCTTTTCGGGCATTATCAATGGCCTCGGGCGTCCCACCGTATTTGTTGACGGAATTAGCCGAACTCACACCATCGGATGCAGAATGCGTCAGCATGACGGCGGTGTGCAAAAGGTATTCGCTTTCAAGTTTCATTCCGCAATCTCCTCTCCAAAAATGTTTTCGGCTTCGCAGGTTTTCCACGGCTCGCACAAATCAGATGTAAACGCCTTGACTGGATGCCACTCACCGTCGGCAAAAATTTGTAAGCCTGTGTGGTTTTCGTCCTTGACCTGTGCGCCCAGCTGGTAGTCGCCAGATGCTCGGCTGTCAGTCCAACGAAACCAATGCATCCAAAACAGCGGCGCGACATATGCGCACCCAGTGGGTGCTGCAGTTCGCTCAGAGGCGAGGGTATAAGATTTCATGCGGACGCCTCCTTTTTATTTCTGCGGCACGCCCAGCTGCACCAGCAGGGCGGGGACGTTGATCATGATGCACCGGCCACTCTTGATGTGAGGAATGGTGCCTTTATCGAGCTCTTTGCGCAGGTAGTATTCCGAAAGCCCGGTGGCCCGGGCAGCATCGCGGACATTCATGAACGGGGTAGAGGGGACGGGAGGAGTATGCTTCCTCATAGTGGTCACTCCTTTTTATGAGTCAAGAGATAATGTTCGATTTTTTCGCAGATGGAGCAAATTGCTGTATAAAATTTGACTTTCTGTTCGGCAACGAGTATTTTAATAACCAGAACAAGCTTGCTCATGTTTACTCCTTTTTCTCAATGGCATCCGAGAGGATGTCGTTCATCAGGGCGAGATAGGCCGGGTAGCCTTTTGCAACGATGGTCAGCTGGTCAACGGCGCTGTTCAGAAAATCCTGAGAGCTGCGCACGACGGTTTCCATCGTCCGGACGATGTCACAGGCTTCGCTGTATCCGGCTTTGGTTTGACTGCAAAGTGCTTTGACTCGTAAATACAGGGCTTTACTTTTGTCGCGGGCCTCACGGCGCTTGTCCAGGAAAGCGGTCTGCTCGTCCAGACGCTTCCGGGCGGCGATGACCTGGTCAATGGCCCGCTGGATGTTCTCATCCTGCACGGCCTGCTGGTCCTTGCGCTGGGCGGCAAGCTGCTTCTCCATCTGGTTGAAGGCTTCGATGTACTTGAGCTTCCACGTTACGGCCTCTTTGCCCGTGAAGCCCATTGCCAGCAGGGCGAAACCGTCGCGGTTCATGAGGTACATGGGGTACTTCTTACCGCGGTTCTCGAAGGTGGCGGGATGGAACATGGATTTGGCGGCTGAATTTTCAGCCACCAGATTTGCAACGGCCTGCATCACATTCTTGTGCTCCTTGCCGAAGCGTTTGGCGACCTCCCGGCTGGATGCCACCGGTTCGCCGTTCTGGGTGGATAAGATGATGTCGGTCATGTGAATCTGTACCTCCTTGTGTCAGATGCTGCGCTGGAGCAGATAATCAATGGAGCAGTCAAACATTTCTGCCATTTTTTCCAGCTTGGACTGCGGAATGTTGCCGTGGACCATCCAGTTGTAAACGGTCTTGCGGGTGACTCCCAGCGCCTTTGCAAGCTCCTCAATGGTAAGTTTGCGGCGGCTTCGTTCTGCGTTGATATTCGGATAGAGCAATTCAAAGAACTCCTTTCGTGTAACTTGTTACTCGGTTTGAGTAACTGTAATTATGATATACCCAAAATGAGTAAATGTAAAGTAAAATAATACCCAAATTGAACAGTGGCTTTTTGTGGATACTGCCCAATTCGGGTATTTTTGTTGACTATTTACTCAAAACGTGTAATATAATATACATAGGGAAGAAGGAGGTAACGATTATGAACCGAATCCCTGAACTCCGAAAAGAACGCGGCATCAGCATGAAGCAGGCAGCGGAACAGCTCGGGATGCCTTATACGACGTATGTCAACTACGAGAAAGGTGTCCGGCAACCGAATTCCGAAACACTGATCGACCTTGCCAATTTTTACAATACATCCATTGACTACATGCTTGGAAAAAGTAACAATCGCATTGATGAGCATACTTTGGATGTGGTGAACGAGATTGATCAGGACATTCTGGAGAAAGCCGGAAACATCAAAGAAGCATTACGACTGCAGGCCAAAAGGGATGCTGAGACGGTTCCTCCCGGTTTCCAGCCCATGCCAGCCATGGACGTGGTACCGCTGGTGGGCCGGATCGCCTGCGGTACGCCAATCACGGCAGAAGAGAACATCGAGCAAATGGTGTGCGTCCCCTCCAAGTGGCGCTCTACGTTTACGTTGACCTGCAAGGGGGACAGCATGGAACCCCGCATCCACGACGGCGATCTGGTGGCCATCCGCAAACAGCCAGAGGTTGAAAATGGCGAGATCGCAGCGGTGCGGATCAATGGTGAGGCCACCCTGAAGCACGTCTACCTCCACGACAGCTTCATTGAGCTGCGGCCGGAGAATCCGGCTTTCAACAGCATCATCCTCAGCCGGGAGGACATGAACACGGTCGTAATCGAAGGCAAGGCCGTCGGGCTTTGCCGGGACATATAAAGCAGAGAGGAATCTTGAAAGATGGCAAAATGTACCCGGTGCGGGAAAAAGGGTATTTTCCTTAAATTGACAAACGGCCTTTGTGATAATTGCGCTTTGGAGGTTTGGAAGGAAAAGGAAAGAGCTTCAATGGAAGCTCAGTATGCACAGCAACGAGTGGAGCAGCAAGCTCAGCTGGAAAAAGAGCGGGCAGATATGCAGCTTCAGATGAAGAAGGAGCAGGCGGCTCTTCAAACTCAGCTCGATGCAATGGCGGCCGAATTGTCAGATCAGAAAGCATTATTTGCACAGATCTCCGCAGAGGCTTACGCCGAGAGTACGTCGAGAGCCGAAGCGGAGAACGAAAAACTGAAGGCTCAGAGTCTCCAGCTACAGTCGTGCGTTGATACGACAAAGAAAAATCTTTTGGAACTTCTTACAAAAGAAGAAAATTATCGACGCAGTGTAGCAAATGCAGAGCAGAAGGTACGTCGCAGCAAAGAGCTGGTCAAGGCTATCCAACACGCAAGCGAGGACTTTGGGATTAAAGAGGAAGACAAAAATGTTGAACGGCTTTTGAGAACTGCCGATGAACTGATGAGTCCGACCGTAAGTCTGCCTCTCCAGTGCCTCGGTATGAAAGATCTTCGAAAGCGGTACAAGGAAAACGAAAAGAATATTCAAGCAACATTTGAAAAATATAAAGACCGCTATACAACGAAAGCAAATATTGCAATTTATCGCTTGATGGTCATTGCACTGTCGGCGGAGCTTCAAAATGTGCTGCATAACATTGTTTTTGGAAAGCTGGATGATGCGCTGAGCAATATCAAGGCACTTACAAATAAATATTATGTTATTGCGGCAGATGGCAACCAGAGCATTGCGCCGACAGTCAAAAAATTCGTTGGTGAGTTGGATTATTATTTTCAAGAAGCCGTGAAAATAGAATATGAATATTATGTCCAGAGGGAGCGTGCGAAAGAAGAACAGCGTGCCATCCGTGAGCAGATGCGGCAGGAGGCTGAGGAACGCCGCGAGTTGGAGCGTCAGCAGAAACAGATAGAAAAGGAAGAAAGCAAGTTTCACGACCAGATCAGCCAGTTGTCCCAGCAGATAGAAGTCTCCGCAGACGATGAAAAAACTGCCCTGCTGAAAGCCCGCATCGAAGAGTTGCAAAAACAGCTTGCCGCGGTGGCTGACCAGAAAGACAAAATCGTTGAGCTGCAAAATGGCAAGGCTGGCAATGTCTACGTCATCAGCAATATTGGCTCTTTTGGTGAGAATGTGTTCAAAATCGGTATGACACGCCGTCTCGAGCCTATGGAGCGTGTGAATGAACTGGGCAGTGCCAGTGTGCCGTTCCCATTTGATGTACATTCCATGATTTTTTCCGATGATGCAGTGGGTCTCGAGACGAAGTTGCACCATCTTCTCAACGACCAGCGCGTGAACAAAGTGAATTTGCGCAAGGAATTTTTCCGTATCTCGCTGGATGACCTTGAGAAGTTGGTGGGTGAAATCGCACCCACTGCGGAATTCAAACGCACTTTTCTGGCTGAGCAGTACCGTCAGAGCCTGTCGATTTCTCATGTATCGGATGAGGCAGAGGAAGCTGTTTCAGATGACGATGAAGAAGAGGAGCTTGCGGAATAAATGAAAAAAAACTCCCCCGGTGCTACCAACACCGAGGGAGTAAGATAAGCGGCTCGCCCTTGCGGGGTCATCGCACACCTAAGCACTGCGATTATACCTCTTTTGGGCGGGCTTGTCAAAGTGTACCCATATGGAGGTGTATTTTTATGGCGAGTTTCAAGGAGAAACTTGACAAAAACGGAAACCGAATCTACGAGGTGCAGGCCAGCAATGGGCGAGGGCGGCGTGTCTGGCGCACCTTCCGCCCAGAGCCGACATGGAGCAAGCGCACCATTCAGCGGGAGCTGCAGAAATTCGCCGCTGAATTGGAGCAGCAGCTGGCGGATGGGGAAGTGCTGACCCGTGAAGAGACTGCGCAAAAGGCCGCTGCGGAGGCCGTAGAGACTGCCAAAATCAAAACCTTTCGGCAATATGCCGAAGCTGTCTATCTGCCTGAGAAAGCCGCCATGCTGGCAGAGAAGACCCGTGCCAGCTATACACAGCTGTTAGAACAACACATTTTTCCGGCTCTGGGCCATGTGCTGCTGCCGGAGATCACCCCGGCCATGATAAAGGCGTTACTTTCCAGTCTGTCAGAGGAGCTTGCCTTCGCCAGCGTGACAAAGGTGTATGCTGTACTACATAACCTGTTAAAGGCTGCCTTGCTGGATGATACGATAGACCGGAATCCAATGGACAAGGTGCCGCGTCCCCGGAAGTCGAAGGATGCAGCCCTTCCTACAGAGCACAAGGCTTTTACCGCGGAGGAGACGCGGTATATTCTGCGCTGTCTGGATGGTGAGCCGCTCAAGTGGCGGGCGTTTATCCTGCTGCTTATCGATACGGGCTGCCGCCGGGGCGAGGCCTGCGGGCTGCAATGGCAGTCGGTGGATTTTGATACCAACACGATCATCATCGAGAGGAATCTACAGTACACCTCCGAGCGGGGCGTGTACGAGACTCTGCCCAAAAACGGCAAGATCCGCGTTGTAGACATCTCGTCTGACGTGGCCGCGCTTTTGCAGGAGCTGCGGCAGAGTCAGCCGGTAACGGTGCGCTGGGTGTTTACGCAGGACGACAGCCCGGAGCCTATGCACCCAGACACTCCAACTCGTTACTTCCAGCGATTTGGCAAACGGTATGGGATAGAGCACTTCCACCCGCACAAGCTGCGCCACACGTCCGCCAGCCTTGCCATCACCAACGGTGCCGACGTGGTAAGTGTCGCCGCACGGCTGGGGCATTCTGACAGCAGCACCACGCTGCGGATGTACGCCCATGCCAACGAGGACAGCATCCGCCGGGTCGGTCAGACCGTAAGAGAGGCCTTGAAGCAGCCAGAAAAGAGAAAAGCTTGAATTTGATTCTGTTTCGTCATGTCTCTTGATGACTCGTATTCATCCTATAAACAGGATACTTAAAAACCGCAACTTGACCGCAACAAAAACCGCAACATCCTCGAAAAATCGAAGTAATTAACGAGATTGCACGATACAGCATCGGACAAACAAAATAATTGCATCACGCAATTTATTTGACAATGAAACAACACGACACAACACATTAAAAGTCCCTTTTATAGCTCGTAATGAGCAGGTCGTCCGTTCGAATCGGATCAGTAGCTCCAAAGTAAAATCCCCGAAAAGTGGCTTCGCGCCTTGCTTTTCGGGGATTTTTGTTTGGCTGGGAGATAGCCTTCGGAGGGGAATGTGGGCGCTAATTGCCCTAATTTCCCGGAAAGTTTTTTTGAAATGCAAGTCAAGATGCAAGTCAAAAAGGGCAAGAAGCAAGTCAGCCGGACTGTGTACAGGACTTTTTGAGGTAAGTGTCCAGACGGTTTATTTTCTTCTTCTTGAATTTTTTGTCGAGGGCGGTATAGATGCCAAGCGTGACCGAGATGTCTTTGTGGCCCATCTGGTCGCGGGCGGTCATGACGTCCACACCGGCAAAGTACATCAGAGTGCAGAAGGTATGGCGGAGCTGGTGCGGGGTGAAGGTGTCGATGCGCATGGGCAGGCCGCCCGGGCGATTTTTGTTCTGCTGGCCGTCGTAGCCGTACTTGACGTTCAGGTCGCGCATATAGCTTTCCCACAGACGCTTCCAGCCCTGCTCGGTCATCTGCTGGCCTTTGTGGTTGTGGAGCACATAGAAGCAGCCATCCTGCTGGGTGCGAAGATAATCGACAAGCACTTTGGGGATGCTGACGACGCGGACGCCGGCAGGCGTCTTGGTGATCTTGACTTTCTTGGCGCGGAAGTCGTAGCCTTTGTTGACCGTGATGGTGGCGTCGTCAAGGTCGATGTCGGCCCAAGTGAGGGCGGTGGCCTCGCTGCGGCGGAGGCCGGAGTAGAGCAGGAGCATGGCGGCTCGCTGGGCGGCGTGGGGTGTCTCGCGGATCCAGCGCTGCTGCTCTTCGGTGAGGGGGTCGCGCGGCTCCGGTGCGGCCCCGGCGGGGGTGATGGTCTTGACCAAAGGGTTGTACATCACAATCTCCGGGATGGCGAGGTCATACGCGGCCTTGGCGCTGCCGCGCAGGTTGGTGAGGGTGAAGTGGGAGAGAGGCGGCTTGCCGTCGTGCCAGTCGGCCAAGTTGTTGAGCACCTTCTGGAAGTCGGCCGCGCGCAGCTCAGACGCCGGGACATCCACCAGTTCGCCCCAGTGGGCCTTATTGGTCGCCAGTCGGTCAATGCTTTTCTGGCCGATGCCCTTTGCCTTTTTGGCGGCAATGAGGTTATCGTACAGGGTGCCTAAGGTGGCTTCGGCCTGCTCCGGGTCCATGCCCTTGCTGACGGCAGAACGGAAATCATCTGCAGCGGCCTTGGCCTCACGGAGAGTCGAGCCATAGAAGGTCTTGTATTTGCGTTTCCCGTCCGGGCCTTTGCCGAGGTAGACCTGACAGGAATACCGTCCATCGGCACGCTTTTTATTTTTGGCCATAAAAACTCCTTTCCGACTTGCTTGCCGATGCACATGAGGTATGGTATACTGGATGTGTCAGCAGGCAGAGAGTCATTGACTACGTTTTTCTCCGACATTGTCCCATGCGCGCCCCGGCAGCTTTTTCGTACAAGGCTGCCGGGATTTTTTCTTTTTTTGTGGTCAATGCAGATGCGGGATGGTATAATAAAAAGATTTGAGAAAGACTTTACATTCAGAGGGTGATTGCATATAATAGAATTGCAAAGAGGATTTTGCAGCTTTGCACGTTCAAAAAACGAAGGAGGTCTTTTGGATGGCGACAAAGAGTATTACAAAAAATGTGGTGATACGCACAAAACCGCTTGCACGGAACTTTGTGAGAGCACTGGAAAACGCCGAAGGAAAGAGCAGCAAGACCGTTGTTGTGGACAAGACCGTTCATGAGATAAAGGGCGATACGCTGCGTGAGATGTTTGAAAAGAAATGACAGGATACGGACTTGTAAACCTGAAAGAAATGATTCAAGAAGTTGGAGAGGAACGCACAAAAGAAGTCCTCTCCACTTTTTCATGCCCGCTGAATAAAGATGTAGAATATTTTTTGCATTCCAAAGCCATTGAATTTGCAAAGCAGGGAATCGCTCAGACACAGCTGGTGTTTACTTCCTATAAAGGAGAGCCAGTGCTGGTAGGCTATTTCACTTTGTCTAACAAGGTGCTGGAAATTCCCCGGAAGAGCGTAAGCAAAACAATGGCAAAGAAGGTCAACCGGTTTGCGATGACAAGGGATATTCCATGTGCTATGAACGACAACTACATGATTTCTGCACCGCTGATTGGACAGCTGGGAAAGAACTTTGCAAATGAGTACAACAAATTGATTCCCGGAGATGTGCTGCTGAAGCTTGCAACAGATAAGGTGCAGGCGATTCAGGCTGTGCTTGGAGGCAAGTTTGTTTACTTAGAGTGTGAAGACAAGAAGAGCCTGACGGATTTCTACTCCGAAAATGGCTTTGTCATTTTCGGAAAACGAAATCTTGACCGCGATGAACGGGATATGCAGTCTGGTCAGTACCTGCTGCAGCTCCTGAAATATTTGGGATAAAGCCATATACGGCCTTGCACGAACGCCCCCGCTGGTGGAAACACTGGCGGGGGCGTTTGGTTATGTATCGGCGCTCAGGAGGTCGGCGGGTCTGATGTGCAGGATGTTACAGAGTGCAAAGAGATTATCTGTTTTGGGCTGGCCTGCGCCTCGCTCATAATAGCCGATCGTGCCGATGGTGACATCAAGCTTCTCCGCCAATTCCTTCTGCGTCAGCCCGGCGGCCTGCCGTGCCTCACGGATGATGCGGGCAGATTCGGGATGGGGGCGGGTGGACATAAATAAGCACCTCGATTCAAATGTTGGTTTTGACAAATATACATACGATAAGGACAGAACAAATTACTGTGAAGAAGTCTTTTGATGCTTTATTAGGGATTCGAGACAACCTTTATCAAAACGAAGATTTGAAAGAGTTACCGTAGAAGCATATCTTGATCCGATCGGAGAATGCTGCAAAGCATCTGACGGAGAGGCTGGAATTAAAATGTCTTCTATTCCATATTTTTTCAAAATTTGAGCATTCGAAAGGCATTTCCGATACCATGCTAGTTTTGGAATTTCAGGATAACATCTTGAACATGGAAAACAGGGCGATAGATATGCGATATTGGTAGTAAGCTGTGCTCCACTGCACTTGCCTCCAGCACGGTGATACACTTTACCGCTAGGTGTATAGGAGACTGTGCATATATCTTTATTATCTACTATTATATGAGGCAACGCCTGCTCATCAAGATAGCTACCGTCCGGAGCACCGCTTAAAGTCAGTAAATCTACATTGCTTATCAGACTGCGAAGATCATCGAGAAACTCTTCCTTTTGCCGAGCTAAAGATGTTTCATAAAATTCAGCTCGGGATTTTTGACTATCTAAAACTTTTGAAGAATAAATGATATAAGTAAAAACGCAACCGGAAATGAAGAAAATGATACAAACAAACGGATTAAAGTTAAACGCTGAGCCCCAATTTGAGGAAATGCGCCCTAGAAAGAAGCAACTTACAGAGACTACTAAAAGGAAGAAAGAAGATTTAGAAGATGCTTTTAGATAAAGTCGATGTTGCTTATCAAGTGCCTCTGATGTGGAACTCAAAGATTTTTGCAATTCTTGAATACGTTGAGATTGCTCTTTTGATAGAAGCTCAACATCTTTACAATTCGTTGAGAGTGAATTTACTGTGTTTTCTGCAACCGAGTATTGCGAATCCAATAATTTATTCAAATTGGTGGTTTCGTTATACCAATATTCTGCTGTATGTCCTTCAAATAACCCGGCCTCTGATTTGGAAGGAGCTTTTTGCCGCAAATCTGCTACTTCGGTACGGAGGTCGGCAATCGTTGACTGATACAACGCACAGTTCTTTTCAAGGCTCAAATATTTGTCACGCCATTCAATGGCGCTGGAATTGTCCGGCATCCGGGTTTGAGTTTGCAGTTCAAAATAACGGTCCGCCCAGTATTTGGCACCATGGCCGAGATAGGATGAACTGGACATAATATTCCTCCATATACAATTTAACCGCTTTGGGTGACCAAGGCGGTTATTTTTTATGCTTCCTTTGCGTCCAGGCCAGACGCAGGACATTTTTTATAACGTCCGGTGAGGACGAGGTCTTCGACATACTCCACCGCCTTGGCCTGGCCTTCTTCGTTGAGCTGGTCGAAGGCTGCTAAAAGAGTGGACTGCTGGGGAGTGAGGACGTGAGCTTCGGCAAGCTCGGACGAAAAATCATCCTGATACAGGAAATTGGGGTCGACGTGAAGAATATCAAAAATTTCCACCAGAATTTCCCACTTTGGACTGCTTACACCATTCTCATAGTTGCTGATGGCGTTTTTGGTCACACCAAGTTTCTTGGCTAAATCCTGCTGAGTAAATCCAGCCTGCTCACGCGCCTGTCGGAGCCGAGAAGCAAAAGACATTTGAACCACTTCCTTAAAAAAATCTCGTTCTGGTGCAAGTATAAAGGCCGCGTCTTGAAAAGTCAAGATGAAAGTTCAAGAAAATTGAACAAAGCTCTTGACTAAACAAGAATCCTGTGCTATTGTAAAAATGTCCAAGAAACTTGTACATAAAAGGAGCGTGCAGAATGAGTGCAACTGAGATGATTTATAAAATCATTGATAAAAAATGCTTGAAGCAATCAGCGGTTGCAAGGGCAGCAGGCTATGACCCGAAAAAATTCAATGCTCTTCTTCGTGGACGGAAGAAGATGACATCAGAGGACGTCGTGCCAATTTGCAAAGCGTTGGGCGTAACTCCGAATGAGCTTTTCGGGATTGACCCCTGACCCGCCGAAGAGTGCGTGAGAAAGGAGGAAAAGATGGACGAAAGCAAAAAGCCCTGCGCTCCTGTGGAAGAGGAGGGCAGGGACTACGATGCACTGGGACTGTTCCGCCGCGAGGGAGACAACGAGACCCTGATGGCGGCGATGGGCCTGTGGGAGATGCTGCCGGGTTGGATGGAAGCCCGGCGGATGGCGCTGGTTGACCCGGACTATAACCGGAAAATATCGGCTATGGTCGCTGATCTGGCCGGAACGGTGCAGAAAGCAGCTCAAGAGATGGCCGAATGGGGTCAGGAAGAGTGCGCACCGGGCAGGATGGAATAAATTCCAGCGGGATACGGCCGGACTCAAACATCAGATAAAGGGCGGCTGTACACATTTCGCAATTCTGGAGGCCGATTTGATTTGCATGGTCACAGGGCGTCGGCGGCGTCCAGACCGGCACGGCGTTCGGGCGAGCGATACAACGTATCTCAGACCCGGCGGGAGGCAGGATGCCCAACGAATCAAAAGGACAGCGTATCCGAAAGTAAAATTTGTAGAGGCCTATCAAAGAATCACCTCCTTTCCGGGGGTATTGTATCATAGTCCAAAGAGAACAAGATGGAAGAAATAATTATAGTAATAAGAATACAAATTTTGTATGCAAAAATCAAATGCTGCGATTTGATTTGTCAAGCTTGTGAAAAAATCGAAAGATTTTTGTATAAGTTCACCACACACAACTGACCCGCCGAAGAGCGCGGGAGGAAGGAGGAAAAGTGATAACGATTATTGGCATGGCAGCAATATGGATTTGTGCAGCGGTGTGCGTATATGTCATTGCCCGATGGGGGCCGCGAGATATGCTGCGGTGGTATCCGTGGTATGCAATAGCAATATGCAGCCTCGAAAGTGCTGTCTTGGCAGGCATTGCACAGATCTGAAAGGAATCATATCACACAGAGGGAAAGCGGACAAGCCGCTGACCCGCCGAAGAGTGCGGGAGAAAGGAAAACATATGAACCGTTACATGATCGTGATTCCGGCGAAGAACCGGAGTTTTTTGCTCAAGTGCGACGAGGGGGACGGCATGAAGCCGGAGACCCTGCAGAAGCTGGTGAGCGGGTATGTGGAGACCGTGCCTGCGGCGCTGGACGCCACCTGGGCGCGGGAGGAGGCCGACCGGCTGGTACTGCTGGTGGATGAGGAAGGGCGGCTGAAGTGCAAGGCCGCAAACCAGAGGGCCACCAACATTGCCCCGGCGGACGTTACCCGGAACGGGATGCAGCCCCTTGCGGGCGCTGCCGTGCTGGCGCTGCAGCGGGGCGACAAGCTGATGGGCTTTAGCAAGCACGTGGCTGAGGACATCCTGAAAGAGTGGCTGTAAGGAGGGGCTGGCCATGCGGAAGGCAAAAGTCTGGGACGCGAGGCAGCTGCCCGCATATCTGACCGTGGCGCAGTACGGTGAGCTGATGGGCATCTGTCCGAAGACGGTGCGGCGGATGTGCCAGCGGGGTGAGCTGCCCGCCCACAAGGAGGGGCCGAAGCTGTGGCGCATCGACAAGAACGCTGCGCTGGAGCAGCGGCAGGAGGCTGTGGAGATCTGCCAGCGGAACGCCAGGAAGGCCCCGAAAAACAAAAAGCCCGCCGGTGCTGGAACACCGACGAGCTTCCGAGTGACAGGTTGAAAGGGCCTATCACCAGAACGATTTTACCACAGAGAAGGGAGAATTGCAATGAAAATGAAGATACAGGTGCTTTACCTGACCGGCACTGCGCTGCTCATCGGCGCGGCGGGGGTGGGCGACAGCATCACCTTTGACGCCGTGGGCAGCTGGACGGGCGCGGCCATCCTGGCCGTGCTGATGGCCGCCGGCGGCATCGTCTGCTGGGGCTATGGCCGGGGGCTAGAGATCGAGCGGGCGGAGAAGGCGCAGCTGCGCCGGTACTGCCGCAAGCTGAAGAGCTGCCAGAGGGCGGCGGAAGAGAAGAACGACAAGCATAGCGCGTAAAGGAGAAGAGTGCAATGGTACGAATCGAGATTAAGAAAGTGGCGAATGGGCAGATGATGCTCGGCATAGAGGCAAAAAAAGAAGCGCCGGATGAGGTGCTGACGTGTGCCGCCCGCGGCTTTGTGGGTGTGGCAAGGCATCTGCTGGGGCCGATGGCGACCAACCCACAGTTTGCCGAGGAAATTTCGAGGGGTATCAAGGAAATGCTGCTGGATACGGAAGACCTCAAGGTAACGCGGGGCGTAGAGGGCAAAGAAGCAAAGTTTATGGCAGCGCTGTACGGAATGAATGCGGGGGAGCAGGAATGAAACTGGAAGAATACGAGCACATCATGCGCACCGGTACGCCTAGCGACCGGGCGCGGGCCATCGCAGCAGCGAGCAATGACAAGGAGCTGAGCGAAGAGGAGTTCCGCCAGCTGACGGCCCTGATCAAGGGGACTGTCCGGCCCACTGCCCGGAAGCTGACTCCGGACGAAGCAAAGCTCTGGGCAGAGGTGAGCCGGGTGAACACCCGGCTGAAGCAGGAGATGGTGGCGGCCAGCTTTACGGTGCGGGCCTTGCCGGGCGACCTGCAGGAGGACGCCATCAACATCCTCTCCAAGACCGTGAGCGGGATGATGGGCGATCTGCGCCGCCTGATGGCGGAGACTGGGGAACCGTGACAGACCGAAAGCAATGCATCCATGTTTTTGAGATAACCCGCCCGGGGTGCCTGGCGTGTGCCGGGCGGGATGAGAAGTGCAGGGAGTACAAGCGAAATGAAGAAAAACAAAATGAGTCTCACGACAGAGCTTGATCTGACGCGGGAGGGAACGGCGGAGATGACCCGGTGGTGCATCCTCATCGCGCTGCATCAGCGCTTTGGCATTGGCGCGGCGCGGCTGAACAAGGTCCTGGCCCGGGCGGAAAAGCTGGGGCAGGAGAGTCTGGATGTGGCCATGACAGTAAACGACCGGGGGATGCCCTCGACGGACAGGAGCCTTGCTTTGCGGCGCAGCTGGATGCCGAGGAATGTAGATCCCGACTTCCGGGTGCCGGTGCTGCGCAGCCCCCGCACCCGGCGGGAAGAGCAGCTGCGGATGGCGGGCAACGTGGCGGCCAGCATGGTCTGGACGCTGTGCGCTGAGGCCTGCATCGAGGAGCTGGGCTTCGGCGCGGTGCGGTTGAACCGGCTGAAGGAAGAGGCACTGGCCAACTACAGGCAAATGAACGAGGAGGGCCATACCGACGGACTGGACGTGGCGATGGAGCATCTGCGCCGGTGCGCCGAGGACGCCCTGAAGGAAGAGGTCACTGTGGACGACCAGCCGGACGAAGACCGGGTCCGGCAGAGCGAGCGGGACTACGAGGAGCAGAAACGGGCGTTTTTGAAGCGGGCCGTGATGCAGCAGCTGGGGCGAAAGGCCGGGAAGGGCGGACTGCGGATCCTGAGCGAAACGCAGATGGAAGAAAAGGCTGCTGCCGCCATGGCGCAGCTAAAGGAGAACACATGGGAAAAGCGAATCTCTACACCGTAAAGGACTACCTGACCGGGGAGGTCCTCGCAAAAGGCACAGCCGGAGAGCTGGAAGCCAGCGGCATCGTGCCGAAGGGTTACCACACCAGCGAGTGGGCCAAGCACGAGAACCAGAAGCGACGGAACCGGAAATACGCAATCTCTTTTGAGGAACGGCAGCCGGAAGTGAAGCGCGGCGAGAAAGGCCGGATGATGAGCGTCTACACCTGCTACAACGCAGCCGGAGACGTAATAGGCGAAGGCACCGCAAGGGAGCTGTGGGAGGCGGGCGTCTTCAGCAACGACAACGCGGCCTACTATACCTACAAAGAACAGGGCGGGCGCTGCATAAAGCGCGGCATCGCAAAAATGACCTGCCGAAAAGAGATGCGGAAGGTCGGCCAGAACAATGCCCGGGGTGAAAAGGCAGACTACGCCGCAAAGAAGCCGGAGCGGACCGTCCTGCGGAAGATAAAAGACCCGACGCCGCTGGACTACGACGTCCACGACCTGATACTCTACAACGCCATCGCCAGAAAGGAAGGCCGGCCGGAGTTGACCTACGGCTACTGGGCGGCGGCGGGAAAGCCAGCAAGGCCATAAAAATACAGACAGGCAAGCCCCCGATGGTTTTCCATCGGGGGCGTCTTCGACAAAATATAAGGCGAGATGGGTGCTGCCGAGGAGGCTCGGCGGCAGGCATATCGGTTTATATATTCCTTTTTATAAAAAAGCGTCCGGGCGGGCGCTTTGGGGAGCTAGTATACCCGTTATTTCTGTGGCGGTGATGACCACGGAAGAGAAAACTACACTACCAGCTCAAGGCAGCAGGAGGGTACAGGATGAAGAAGAGACATGCAGGAGCAGCTGGAATATATTTTGAGCAATATTGACACCGAGAATCTCTCGGGGGACTTACAGGAGAAGCTGAAATGAGTAATTTGAGCAATGCAAGAGCGCAGCTGGATGCGTGGGAGGCGAAGAAGCCGGGCGACTACACCAGCCAGTACAAGGACAAGATCGACGGCGTGATGGGCCAGCTGGACGGGATGAAGGATTTCGGATATGACCCCACCCGGGATGCGGCCTACGAGCAGTACAAGAACAGCTACACCCGACAGGCAAAGCTGGCCAACGAGAACGCGCAGGCCAACGCCAGCGCCATCTCGGGCGGGTACGGCTCAAGCTATGGCACACAGGCAGGCCAGAGCGCCTACCAGAATGCTATGGCGGGCTTGAGCAATGCCACGAACGGGTTGTACAGCCAGGCACTGAACCAGTACACCCAGAAAAAGAGCGACCTGCAGAGCCAGCTGAGCGGATACCAGCAAGCCGAGGCGCAGGACTACGAGAAGTACCAGACCAACTATCAGAACTGGGAGAACCAGCGCAACTACTATCAGAGCGTGTACAATCAGGCAGCCAGCGAGGAACAGGCGAAAAAGAGCCGGCATACGGGCATCTTTGGAACCATCCTGAGCGTTGCCGCAAGCCTGCTGCCGCTTCTGCTGTGAAAATAAAGCGCCCGGCCCGGAAGGGCAACGGCGACGACTGTAGCGGAGCCGACCGCTGCCAGTGGCAGATGAAGGGAGGCGAGGCTAGGACAGCGTTCTGCTTTTTCAAAGTCCCCACCAAGGGGCTGAAGAAAAAGCAGCAAACGCAACCCGAGCGCCAGTGGCGGAAACAGGGAGGAGCTGTTGGGGCCGCGGCCAGCAGGATGCAAGCGGCAGCGCAGCAGACGCTGGGAGCCGCAACCCGGACAGCCAAGATGAAACAGAATTAAAAATGCCCAGCCCGAAGGGGCTGAGCTATCAAGAATTATGCAAGATGGAGCTTTTCCTTCAAGGCGTCCTGAAGAACGCCGGAGAAGTTGATGTGTGCGGCCTCGGCTGCATCATTGAGCCAAGCGGGGACGGAGAGGGTCTTTTTAACAGGGCGGAACTGCTTTTGGTAAGCAGCCATATCAAAGGGGACCATGACCACAAAGTCTCCGGCCTCCACCGGAAGAGAGGAAGGAACGGAAGGAGTGGGGCAGACAGCGCACTCTTCCAGCATCAGGCCGATGGCATCCTGTGCCATCCGCACAGCCTCATCCATCGTATCGCCCTGCGTAAAGCAGCCCTCGATGTCGGGGACGGTGACAGAATAACCCGTTTCTTCGGGGTGGAACACCGCGGGATAGAAAACAGCGTTCATAGAAATGCCTCCTTATTTCTTCAGACCGGCCAGTTTGAGGATATTTTTCTCTGTGCCGGGTTTGAGGTCTTTGGCGTGGAAAGGGACGATAGTGGTCTTGCCGGTGGTGGGGTTGTGGTATTTGCGATGAGAACCGTTGGAGCTGACGAACACGAAACCGTTCTGTTCGAGCAGGCGAACGATCTCTTTGGGGGTCATTGGCATGAAGATGCACCTCCGAATCTGTAATCATAATATATACGTATTTTACGTATTTGTCAAGAGAGGAGTTAAAGATGGGCGTATTCAAGAGATACAGGGACGCGCAGGCGGCGCAGAAGGACGCGGAGAACGCGATGCCGGGGGCATACCAGAGTAACTATACCGACCGGATCAATGAGGCGCTGGACAGCATGGGCGCAGCCAGCAATGCAGGCTATGACGTAGGCACGGACAGCGAACTCTACCGGCAGTACCGCGCGGGCGCGCAGGCGAATGCCAGGGCGGCGGCTGAGAACGCCGCTGCGGGCGCTGCCGCGCTGAGCGGCGGGTACGGCTCAAGCTACGCAAACAGTGTGGCCCAGCAGGGCTACCAGCAGGCCATGGCCAACGTGGACAGCGGGCTGGCCGGGCTGCGGGACAAGGCCCTGACTCTGTACCAGCTGAAGCAGAACGGCCTCTCGGGGCTGCTGAGTGCGCTGCAGAATCAGGACAGTCTCGAGGCGGCGGAGCATCAGGGAGCCGTGGCCAATGCACAGGACTGGCGGGACTACAAGAAGAGCCGGGCAGATCAGGCAGCGCAGGAGAAAAGCGATTTCCTCTCGAACCTGTGGGAGATGGCGAAGAGTGTAGGCAGAGCCGGTCTGACGGCCTACGACACCTACAAGGGCTACACCCAGCAGCAGTGGGAGAACGAATTTGCCCGGGAACAGTGGGAGTACAACAAAGAGCGCACCGGCCAGAGCGATGCACTGAATGCCTACGAGCAGGCGTTCAACCTGTACCAGCAGGGGGCGGGCGATGCCGCGAACGCCGTGCTGGGCCGGTATGGTCTGGACACCGGCATTTTTGACAATTACAGCGGCGCACCCATCACCCGCGCAGACAAGGCGGGTGCGCTCACGACCGCAGCCGGGCTGGCAGGCGGCGGCAGCGACGAGGCTGCACGGGCGGTGCTGGAACTGTACGGCCTGGATCCGAACTCTGTGGGAAATTACAGGACGATCGCAGGACGGCAGCTTGCAACGGCGCTGGCAACAAAGAGCGCAGGCAGCTCGGGCGGCTCTTCGGGCAGCAGGAGCAGCAGAACGAAAGGCAGCGGGAGCAGCTGGACGAACAGTCAGCTGCAAAGTATGGCAAAGACATTTTCCTCTATGAAGGGAAATGAGCCGCTGTACGATTTTTACAAGCAGACCTTAACGGATAATGGGTGGCTCAATGCGGATACTGCGAACGTCCAGAGCGCAAGCCAGAGCGGCGGCGTAGATATGGCGGCAATGCTGGCAAAGAACTATGCGAAAAAAGGTTATAGCGCGTGGGCTATCATGAACAATATGAACCAGAACGGGTACAGCGATGAAGAAATCGCAAGAGCGCTTGAGAAGGCGGGGGTGAAGGGCTGATGGCATGGACAGCGGAAAAAGTTAAGGAAATGAGAGAAAGCAACCCATCGAAGGCGGCAGAAAGCTCTGGGTGGACGGCGGAAAAGGTGAGAGCTGTCCGCACCAAGACGCCGAATCCGCCCACTGCATCGAGCACAGTGCTGCCCAAAAGCAACATCTATGCAGATGCCCTGCAGCAGTACACCGAGCGGCACATAAGCGACATGGGGGAGGTGGATGCGAGGAACGAGCCCTCTCAGGCGCGCAGCGGGCGGAAAGAAAACCTCTCACCGTTCCCGTCGGCTGACGCCGCGCGAGAACGGAGCTCCCCTGTCAGGGGAGCCATTCTCAAAGGAAGCCCCACTGAAATGGCGCTGGACATGGGGCAGAAGTGGGGCGTACCTGCGAAGAGCGGGAACGTGCTGGAGAACGTGGACGGCGGGGCCATGGCCTACGGCAGCGGCCGGGCGCAGGAGCTGAGAGCCAGTTTTGCCAAGGACAGCGTACCGGACGAGTTCGACCGGATCAACCAGTGGATGGACACCGGGGACAACAAGAATCTGGCCGACGCGGTGCGGCGGGTGGACAACACCCACGGCGCGTACACGGACGCCGACCTTATCCAAAAGGGCGGCTGGACACAGGCACAGATCGACGAGGCCCGGAAGATGAACGCTGCGCTGGACGCCATCCCCGCATGGCAGCGGGATGTGCGCCGGGCGGCGAACACCATCGGCGGCATCGGAGACACGGTGGCCGCTGCCCCGGTGCTGGGCGCGGAGTACGGCGTACAGGCGGGAAAGAACATTGACGCCACCCTGAAGAACTGGAAACAGGTGGAGCAGGAAGTGAAGGGCGACGAGCACGCCCAGAGCCTGTTTGACCTTTTGACCGACGTGGACATGGACTATAACCCCACATGGCCGGAGAGCCGAAACCGGGAGCTGATCTCGATGGGGTACAACTCCAAGGAGATCCGGGAGATGCGCCAGAAGCTGGCGGGGCTGGAGGTGAGCGACGGCATTGACAAGAACCAGAGCGTGGGCTACCAGCTCTACGACCGGGGCCAGAAGCTGACGGCGGCGGCCCAGAGCGGCCTGAGCCCGGCGCAGCGGGCCGTGGCG